CGCGAAAGTGATCTCAAAGGAGAGACCGCCCTCGGGCCTCCTCACGGCTAGGGTATTTTTCCCCTAGCCCATGTCCTTAATAAGGACATGCCTTCCTAAGCTTGGTGCGGACGGACTTAGGACGTCCATAACGCTCCAAGTGCTTCTCGTCGAGAAAGGGATCTTCCCCTCTCTTCAAGAAGAACTTTAACAAGGCACCGGAATCCTCGAGATTGCTCTCGGGGAGTTCGACCGATACGACATATCCCTTTACCAAAGGGATCTGAAGATCGGGATGTTCGTACTCGGCATCAAATCCGAGGCACGTCCACCTGCCTAGTATCGAGCTACTTTCCAAGACATTGGGAAAGTACCTTATCAGGGTACGGATCTCTTTGTCAAGGAAACCCGCAACCCTCCAATAGCCAAACTGATAAGCTTGGTTTCTCAGAGAGATGAGGGAAATTAGCTCGGGAACGTCCTTCCGACTGGTCGGGAACTTTCGTCTAACTCTGAATATTGAAACATCAGAGCCATCGAAATACTCCTTTCCACAAGACTCTCTGAACCTACCGGTCCAGAAAGACTTGCCACGGTTTACTAGAAGACCGAAATCTTCTAGTGCCGTGATGACGGAAGAGACGAAATCTACGGGGACAATGATATCATCCCCGTAGACGCGCACCTGCCCTTGAAATGACTTTATGTCATCCAAGGTCAACCGGCGGTTGAGCTTTCGTTCAATCCCACAGAAGATAATGGTCGCAAAGACCATCGCTTCAATGGGAAAGCACAAAGCTGAACCCATAGACGCGTACTTGGACAGACGGATTACTCCGTGTCCAGGTACATCAGCCTTCCGACTACGTGTAGCATCAAGGGCTTCATGCAAATGACGCCAGTGATGTGTAAGTAGTCGTACGAGCTGATTGGAAACACGGTCGGAAGCCTCACTCAAATCGAGTGTGGCAAGATCCCCGCTAAGGGATCCTCGATGTGCCATAAGGTGATTAACCTCTTGGTCATCAAAGCCGATCATCCAACTAGAAGGGTGGTTAGACCTTCCAAGATGGAGCACGAGTCGTTCCAATATTGCCTGTTGTGTATATTGCATACACGTGGGCTCTATTGCAATGATCCGCGGTGTCTTCAGCGTTTTAGGAACTGTTATGACCCTTACGGGCCTCTCAGAACCAGGTTCGCGGATATTCACATCGTCGAGGTCTCTAAAGTACCTCCAGGATGGAGCAAGATATTCCCCATGAGGGAACAGATACTCCAACCTGCTAGTCCACTCTCGCTGATTGTACTTTTGGTTTCCCAAAAGCCTCTCAGCAGTGGCGCCAGGACCATGCTTTGGAACTAAGTCACCGGCATAGATCTCACGATCCAGCCGTTGCAGTGGCTCATCCCAAAGGATTGTGGCAAGCCTGGCAAATTGGTCATGAAGACCAACTTGCTGGGGGTTGAGGGATGAATTTCCCTCTTCCCACATCTTGTCCCAATCTCGAACATCCGACTCACACTCAATATATTTCTGTAGAGCGTCTGACGTCCTCTTCTCAGAGCACGGCAGATCCATCTTTGCAAACATCAGAGAAATCTGACGCATAGCTTGGATGGAATCTACGGAAGGTCTATTGAGCAACCGTCCGGAAGCACGGTCAAACACGAGATCCAGGAAACCCCCAAGGAATTGAGGGAGACCTTCTCTTCTGGGATAACCCTTGAAGAGACTGGGATCTACGTAGCCTTGGTCTAAGGCCCTTTGGAGGTCTTGACCAAAGTTGGGTAGGGTAATCGTTAAGAACGATATACCTTCGTGCTTGACACGATCCGCGATTCTTTTGGAATCGCGGACGGTGCTTACGTCACACCAGGCGCCCCTATCATGGAGCACCTCCACCAAGAGTCGCATGAGGCTTTTCAAGGCCCCCCTTCCTAAAGGTAGGGTAGGGTCTTCCCGAGTCTCAGCTTCTTCCAATCCCCGTAGGGGCGGGTTATTCACCCGCCCCCACGATGCACCGCGCCTTACGGCTTGGAGCAGACGGAGCCTAATTCTCACCTCCAAGGAGTTTGAGAAGGTTGGCACCGGAAGTTGCGGTCAACCATGTCGTCAGACCATCAGCAATCTGCTTTTGCTCTGCGATGCTATATCCAAACTGAGGAACGTCCGCTACAACATAGAAACTCATGCTGAACGGAGAGTTCTGAGCCGGAAATAGCGGGTCAGCCGCCATCTTCTTGTGATCCAAACGAGCTGTGCGCCGGTACCTCTTACCATAGAGGTTCGACACAGTCAGCTTGACATTGCCGTCATCTTTCTGAAAGATGCCAGCATTGTCACGAGTGCTGATACGCGGAAGCGTATTAGCAATCGCGTTAATGGTCACAGTTTGTGGATCGGAATAAGCCAAGACACGACTCCTACTGGTTTATGTTAGTGGTGACCCAACTTGGACCACCACCGTTTGAAGGATGCTATACCGGAATGGTATAACCCCTTCCACTCTGACTTCAACAGTACGATAACTGTTAGAAGCCAAAGTGTTGCAAGGGCAGTTACGAGCGTCCCTGTAAAGGACACTCCCCACCATTGCATCAGGAACTCCTGGATAAACCAAGAGCTCCTATGATGGCCAGTTGCCGGGTGGTAAATCCAGCAAACGATAGGCCGAACCCATAAGGAGTTGCCTTTCTACGCTTTTTGCTCACAGTTGTGAACGATTGCACGAAAGGCCCTGTCAGGTTTGGCTTAATGCCTATACCATCAAGGGAGTAGGTGTCAGTAATGCGATGTTCTCGCATCACATAACCCCACTTCAACACAAGGCTATCCCTGGA